GATGTTCAAGCCGTATCCTATTAGCACGCTTGGCAAGCTCGTCTCCATCATCCTGGAGGACATAACGCTGACCGACGAGGAGTTCGCGGAGAGCGGCCATCGGCCCAAGTTCCTCGAGGTCGGCTGTGGCGTCGGGACTAAGCTGACAATGGTCAGTAAGCTCTTCGGCCTCGACGTAACAGGCTTCGACTACAACGAGGTGTACTGTCAGGCCGCCATCGATCTCCTCACCGCCAAGGGTTGTACTAACTGGCACGTTACGCGCCGGGATGCTCTGGAGGTCTACGCCGAGTATCAGGAAGCCGACATCATCTACCTCAACCGGCCCTTCGTGCACCTCTTGAAGCAGGAAGCACTGGAGCGACTGGTCTTCGCCGCAATGCATCGCGGCGCATATGTCATCCTCGGCAACTACGCCAGTACCCCAGAAGGCTGGCAGCAGATCGCGGAAGACAAGGTCGCCGCGGTCTTCCGGAAGCCGCTCTGATGGACTTCAGGTTCGCATATACCGTGCAGGTTGAGGCCTGCGGCTACGAAGATCGGGAGACCGCCTTCAGGCGAGCCAAAGCACTGCTAATCGGAGCGCGCTACGAGGACGTCGAGAACGACGCCGAGTGTGAGGTCGTGGAGGTTTTCCCTTAACGGCTAGTTCTTAGCCGCTAGAACTGAATGGCATCTGCTAGGCCCGCCGGGGCATCTGCTAGGTCGCGGCGGGCCTAGAGTTAGGAATAGCATGCTGTGGTCCTGGGCTCTAAGTCTAGTGTCACTAGCTGGCCTATGGGCAACAGGAAGTAAGCACCGCTGGGGCTGGATCGTCGGGTTTATCTCTGAGTTCCCGTGGATCGTCTACGGCCAGGCCTCACATCAGTACGGGTTCATCGTTATGTCGGCCATCTTCGCTGTTGTGCATATAAGGAACTGGCTAAAGTGGGGCTCCCTAAGGACAGCCATGAAGCTTTGTCATTGCGACAAACATCTGCTCGTTACCGTTTACTATAGACCTTGGCGCAGGCTGTTTCGCAAACGGCGTATTATACGCTGTTGGAAATGTGACCTCCAAGTCTTTGAGCCGTAACTTCCAATTATCTTTCAACTCTTCTCCAAGCTAGTCGCCCTTGTAAGTCCAAGCGCTTTTAGCGTATACTTATAGTATACGAAAAGCGAAGCAAAGGCGACTAAAGCGTTGAATACGGAACCTAGCCCTAACCCTTGCACTTGTGTTATAGACAACTGGCCTGCTACGACATCCATCTTGCGCTGCCCAGAGCATGGGATGCCACAGTACTTGGATGAGACCGAATACCCAGGTGCGGTCCCCAAGTTCGCGGTTACGTTCGCCAGTCAAAAGAACGGCCCACTAGCCGTAATCGCCCCCATCATCGACATGGACCAAGCCCAGTACGTCCACTTGCGGCTTGAATCACTAGGCATGCACAACATCTCACGGCCGATGCCGATGCACTCGCCGGCCGACCTAGATCGAGTTCAAGGCGACAAGCCTCACTCGATCCCCACCGAGACCAGCATCGTGCATCAGCCGGGATGCCTTTTCAGCACCTCGAACCATCCAGGGACGTGCTACGTCCGCGAGGATGTAGTCCATGGAGGCAATGGCGGCGTAGGTAGCGCGGGCGGCGGCGGAGGCGGCGGAGCTAACTGGCCTGGAGGTAACGGCGGCACCGGCGGCACCGGCGGAACTGCTGGTAGCGCCGGTGGCGGAGCAGGCCGCTCGTGAACCCCGTGCATGAGATCCACTCTAGTGGTCTACGCGGCTATCGCAGGTGTCGACAAGAATGGGATTGGCACTACCGCGAGAATTGGGAGCCGATCAAGAAGCCGGAAGCTCTAGAGGACGGTACTGTTTGGCATGCGGCACTGCAGGCGCTGTACAACCCCGAGACGTGGGCCCTATCACTAAAAGAGCTCCACGGTCTAGCGCACGCAGCCCTGATGCAGGAAACCAACAAGCAACTATCGGAGTATCTGGAGCGCTCCGGCAAGCATCAACTAGACGAGGACGAAGCGCTCGAGTATGCCGATCGGGTTGACCTGCTGCGTAGCATGCTCGTCAAGCTCTGCCGCTCGTTGGAGCGCGAGAAGTACAGGCCACTGTTCGTTGAGCAAGAGTTCCAGTGTCCAATCCTGAATGAGCTAGGTCAACAGCTAACGTGCCGCTGCGCGAGCTGTCAAAACCAAATGCTCCAATCAGGTCATGACGCGCCTCGATCAACAGCGCTATGGGCAGTAGGCCTACCGGTCGTGTTTAGCTGCCGCATCGATGCCGGCTTCGAAGATCAAGAGGGCTACGTCTATGCCGTCGATCACAAGTCGACCTCGATTCTCTACAAGCCCGATTCTGTTATCCCGGAGCTAGAGGACCAGCTACCGTCCTACCTCTGGTGCCTAAAGCAGAGTGGGTACAACGTAACCGGCGTCATCCTGAACCAGTTCCGCAAGGCGTATCCGAAGTCTCCGAAGCGATTGGAACGGATGACTAACGGGCGCCTATACAGTGTGAACAAGATGCAGCTCACGGACTACGATGTTGCCAGGCCGACGTTCATGCGCGGTGATGCGCGAGCGTATCAGCACGGTCTCTACAATGACTACTTGCAATGGCTACAAGAGTTCGGCCCTGTATTCGCGAGGCAGTTCTCGTTCTTCAAGACGCCAGAGCAACTAGCTATTATCGGCCAGAACATCCTACTCCAGGCCCGTGAAGTCATTGATGAGGGTCCGAGCATCTACCCAGATCCACATCGCATCAACTGTGACCGTTGCGCGTTCCAGTCACCATGCCTCGCGAAGCAGGGCGGGCACGATTATCGTGGCGAGCTAGAGGCTAGTTTCGTCCAGTCCGAACCCTACTACATCAGGCGGAGGCAGGTCAGTTGAGCACAGACCTAGTTCCAACCATCACGTCCTTCGGCGGAGTCCCGACCGGGCCGATTCGTGACAAGCCCCAGTATGCGAAGATACTCTTCTACGGCAAACCCGGCGTCGGGAAGACGACACTGATCTCACAGGCGGCCCGCATCGAAGGCATGATGCCGATACTCTTCATGACGCCAGACCAGGCTGAGGCGGACACGCTGCGCAAGGTCGCGCCTGAAGCGAACGTTGCCTTCATCACACAGTTCAGCCAGTTCGATGACATCTACCAAGCGGCCGCAAAGCTAGCAGCCTCAGGCCAGGCGCTTCCGTTCAAGACCTTTGCTATCGACACGCTCACGGAAGCCCAGAAGCTCTCCATGAACGACATCATGGCAGAGCTCGTGAAGACCGGCCGTCCAGGTGGTGGCGAGGTTAACTTCGACGTGCCCAGCCAGCGAGAGTGGGGACAGTCGATCAACCAGATCCGCACGATGATTCGACACTTCAGGGACCTCCCGGTCAACTTCCTTGCCACTAGCCATGAGAGTGATGGCAAGGACCCTAGAGGGCAGAGCTGGCTCACTCCTGACCTGCCTGGCAAGCTCAAGAACCAGACCTGCGGGATGTTCTCGAACGTGTTCTACCTCGGCGTCGAGCGCACAACCAGGCCGGAAGGCCGCACCAAGATCGTTGACAAGGAACGGCGGATGCTCTTGACCGGTCTCACCGAGGGCTATCAGGCCAAGAGCCGCACAGGACTCTTCGAGCGGGTGCTCTACGACCCGAGCCTCGAAGATCTGTACCGGGCTATCATCAGCATGCCCAGTACGGAAGGCGTGTACCAGCAAGTCCTCGACACGCCTGAATCGGCCCAATAGGGCAAGGCAATATCACAGAAAGAGAAGTCATGGGAATCAAGGTAAATGTCTCCGAGCAGGAGGCCGAGTCCGGCGATCGCAGTTTCGACCCGCTACCGATCGGCAAGTTCCACGTTGCGATCACGGCGGTCGAGCAGCAGGAGTCGCAGTCCGAGGCGCACCCCGGCGAGCCGATGCTCAACTTCGAGTTCACGATCCAGGACACGCCTGGGACGTGGCAGAAGTTCGCCAACCGCAAGGACTGGGTCAACGCCTGTCTCTGGGACGGCGCGCTCTACACGATCATCGGCATCCTGAAGGCGCTGCCCTCGCAGCAGGGCAACAAGAACGCCTACGAGGACCGCGTCACGAGGAACGCTGCCGGCGAGGTCACCGACCTCGACATCCCGACGGAGCCGGAGTACTACGAAGGGCAGGAGCTGTTCATCCGGCGCGGCAAGAACAAGAAGCAGGTCGAGAAGTTCCCCGACATGCCCGAGCGCCACGTCGAGGTCCGCGGCTATGGGGTCTACGACGAGGCCACCGCGCACAAGGGCGCTCCGGCGACCGATACACCGTTCTAGCCGGCTCGTGAAAGAGGCGGGCCGAGCCGCAGGGAAGCGTAGGAAGAACCCGGTTTAGCGGGAACGTTACGACCCTTAGGGTGCCCGCGAGAGAGCGGCTGGACCGACCTACCGCCCGCCTCTTTCAGGAAGGAACAGTATGAGTCAGTTCAGGGTCGGATTTGCCGGCTCAATCGTTAACGGAGTTGCTGACTGGGCTGGCTACCATTCTCAAGGCCTGCGCAGCATCTGCGTTCCGTTCGCAGGCTCCGGTAAGGTTATCGCTGCGATGTCAGGGGCGGACAAGGTCATCGAGAGCTGGGACACCCAGGTAGCGACACGCGGAATTATTGAAGGCGTCTTTGGAGCTAAGGCGCTGTCTTCAGCTATACGGGAGCCCAGATTCGTTAAGGGGCATATGTATGCGACCCGCTCGATTGATGGCATTGATGCCCTATCGGCCGGATTCATTGATTACGTCGGCAAGCATGGTACCCTTGCAGATAAGGCTGCCATTGCAGGTGCAGTTGCTAGATGCACCACAATGGGCCGGATGTCGGACTGGAGCGCTGCTGATGTCAGCGAGCTGTGGCGGAAGTTCCAGAAGATCCGGCTGTATCTCCTGAGCTACACGGACCTGCCAGGCCAGTTTGTCCATCACGAGGCTAACGTATATGAGCTGCCGCCTTCAGGCGTCTACGACGCCATTCAGATCGACCCGCCCAAGGTCGTCAGTACGACGGACATCTACTCGGCGCACTATCAGGACCTGAACATCGCGCTCGGCGGTGCGTGTCCGATCCCTGAGTGGAAGCGCCCAGACGTACTCACCCGACTGAATCAGGTCATGGCCATTCCAGCCAAGAAGATCCTGTTCATGTACACCTCAGACGTCTTCCCGACGATCGCGCAAGTCCGCTGGCTCCTAAATCAGCACGGCGAGATCGTTAGGGAGGACCGCTTTAAGCACCGGTCTCGATACGACTACTGTCTCCTAGTAAGCAAGGAGTAGCGCAATGGCGGGCGAAGTCATAGCAATCATCCATTCAGGCAACCAAAAGGCGGATATGGAAGGGCCGCCGCGAGAGGTCTGGTCCAGCTCGCGATTCCAGCTCTACCTAGCGCACGCCGAGATCTTCTGCGACGAGGTCTTCGTGCTGTCTGACGAGTATGGATTGATCGGCCCAGATAAGCCGGTCAAGCCGTCCGACGCGAACATCAAATACGCGACGGCGACTGAGGCACTCAAGTGGTGGGGGCGGGTCAAGCAGGAGATCCGCAACATAGCCGCAATGCAACCCAAGATTGTCATTCTGTATATCGGCAACTTCGAGCGCAACCGCATCCTGCGAGAGTTCGCGCGTAACGGCTGCCGTAACGTTATCTTCCCGTTCGGCAACGTCGGCATCTCGGAGCGGCTGGAACTCATCTACGACATGGAGTCGCCGTATAACGAAGACAAGCTGGCCGCCGGCGAGTACCTGCTCCCGACAGACTTCGGCGAGCCCAAGAAGCGCGGCCGCAAGCCGAAGGACCGCAGCAATGAGGCGTCCACGGAGTATACACCTCCAGACGAGGACGCGATCCAGTGGGAAGTCCCCGACGACGACGACACAAATGAGGCCGAGTAGATGTACCGCATTAGCAAGACCTTCGAGTTCTCCGCCGCCCACCAGCTGCTCGGTCTCCCTGATGAGCATAAGTGCGCTAGGGTACATGGCCATAACTACAAGGTCGAGGTCTTCCTGGAGAGTCCCGTCCTCGATCTGACTGGGTTCGTCAGGGACTATGGCGAGCTACGACCGCTCAAGTGGTGGCTGGAGCAGACCTTCGACCATCGCAACTGCAACGACGTTATGGCGCAGCCGACCGCGGAGCTCATGGCGAAGTTGGTCTACGAGCGCGCCGCCACGATGTTCCCAGAAGTCACGGCCGTGCGAGTCAGCGAGACCGAGAATACGACCGCTTGGTATGCGCCGCACTCGCTGCCGCCGCTCGACACAGTCCTGAATGCCATCGAGACCTTGGCGGAGGAGCCCGTCGACAACTCCGAACGCTCGCGCCTCGTTACTGCGCTCAAGACCGTCCTGGGGCTGAGGGAGGTCTGATGCCGATCGTTCGTAACAATGACGGCCGCCTAGAGATGGACGACGCGACGCCAGAAGAGCTGATGCATGTCGTTCTCGAACAGGTAATGCCGAACTTCGATTGGGACGGCGAGGATGTTCAAGATACGCCGCGGCGATTCATCAAGATGCTCCGCGAGCTGACCGACGCAAGTGAGCGCTGGTCCTTCACTACCTTCGAGTCGGACTCACGCGAGATGGTCATCGTTAAGAACATCCGATTCGTGAGCCTATGCTCACACCATCTCGCTCCCTTCGTCGGAGTCTGTCACGTCGGCTACATCCCGGATGGCAAGATCGCAGGGCTGTCCAAGCTAGCACGTCAGGTCCAGACTGCAGCAAAGATGCCGTCGGTCCAAGAGGAGCTAACCACGGCGATAGCCGACACCTTCGATGACATCCTCAGTCCGGATGGTGTCATCGTCATCATGAAGGCGCACCATTCCTGCATGAGCCTCAGAGGCGCGCTCGCTCATGAGGCTGAAACCATCACCAGCGCTGTTCGCGGCGTCTTCTACACCAATGTCCGTGGAGTCAAGGAAGAGTTCATTCGATTGGTGGTAGGCCCATGAGTACCATAGACATTGCCCTCATCCCGCCAGGCCCACTAGCTGTTCGGTACTGTGAAGGCAGACGGTTCCAGATGGCCCTGGCCGGCATCGTCGAGGGGTCGAACCGTGAGTACCGAGACTTCTACACCCAAGCCTGGCCGCCGAGGAACCAGTTCCGTCTCCTCGACAACGGCGCATGGGAGGATACAGCCCTTCCTGACTATCAGCTCATCCGGATCGCGCAATCGTGCGACGCCAATGAGATCATGGCGCCTGACGTGATCAACGATGCGGTACAGACCTGGGATCGCACAACGAAGTTCCTCGCCGGCATCGAGGCGCATTACCGCATGACACGCCCGCCGAACATCGCCGCGATCGCTCACGGCTCGAGCCTCCATGAGGCTATGGCGTTCGTCGGAGCCATCGAGCGCCTCACGCCGAAGGTCCAGACCATCGCAATCGGCAGGGCGTACTCACGTAACATCGGCAACCCAACGGCGCGGTACGAGCTCGCGCTGTCCATCAAGGAGCGCTACGGCAACCGGTTCGGTATCCACCTGCTCGGCTTCAGCGACGAGTGGCCTACCGAGCTCAAGCACTGCGCCTCATTCCCTGGGCTGATCCGTAGCTGCGACACCATCGCGCCCTTCTCGTACGCGTTCTACGGCTACTCGATTGAGCAGGCCGGGAAGGTCGAAGTCCCGCGGCCGGCGGACTACTTCAGTCTCGGGCTGGACCGATTCGACCATGACCTAGTTCAGGACAACATCGCAGCGCTCGACGCGATGGCGCGCACATCCATCTTCAGTGGAAGGTTCTAATCATGCCAGAAGAACAGCTTGTTGACTGGACCAAGCCGCTATGCGGAGCAGCCTCAAGTCAAGGGCTCCTCTGCACCTACGAGCCGCATGCCGAAGCAGCCTGCCACTCATGGCAACGGCCTGCCTACGCGTATGACTATCCTGGCGCCCTCTACGCGATCCAGTCCTCAGGCAGGTTCGGGCCAGAACGGCTTGGGCCTCCTCACGGCGGGCCAGGCCTCTGGCACGGGTACAGCAGTTCCGACGTACTCGATGTCGAGAAGCCTGTGGATGGCGAGCCAGAACTGGTCAGGCCTCGATTCGCAGTCGGTGGTGGGGTTACAGACACTGGCGACAAGCCCGCCGGCGAGCTCCGTCCGGACTACTACACGAACGCAAGCATAGAGCCTTGGGAGGTCATCAAGCGGGCGCCGCACCTGGACTACTGGACGGCGACCGCAGTCAAGTACATCCTGCGCGCCGGAACGAAGCCGAGCAGCCCCGAGGTCGAGGACCTCCGTAAGGCGTACACGTTCATCGGCGAGAAGATCCGGATGCTCGAGGAGGAGGAGCATCCGCTCTACGAAGCCACGTTTTCTGAAGGGTCCGCGCCGCCTAGCGACGAACCGCGGCTAGGCCTAGCGACAACGCGCCAGCTGATGGAAGAGCTGCACGCGCGCATCGAAGTAGATGGGAGGCTCGATTACCGAACTGTGGACGGTGGATGAGTTACATAGACGACCTGCTCGAGTGGAGTGACTACTGCGGAGCAACCACTACGGATGATGACGGATGGTACTTCTGTACCCGCAATGAGCATGACGAGGATACACCACACCGATCGGAGAATGGGCATGAATGGCCGTCCAATTGATCGCGGCGAGGGCAGGAAGTTCAAGACCTTCGAGGATGCCGAACTGCGCGTCCAAGGACTACGGGAGCTCGGCATCTGGCCCGGCATCGTCTGCTACAAGGACGGTACGTACCGGCTGACCTACGACCCCTACAGGCTACTGACCGAGGGCATCCGCAGCAATGGATGAACTGGCTGTCGTCACGACGGAGCGACGGCACCCGCTTGCGGAATGCGAGAAGTGTCCGCTCAATACACCTGCGTACGGTTTCGTCCCTAGTACAGGGCCGGACCGTGCGCGGGTTGCGCTCGTCGGTCAGAACCCAGGCCGGAGCGAGATCAAGCATGGTAAGCCCTTCGTCGGGCCATCCGGGAAGCTGCTCGATAAGACCCTCGCTGCGTTCCACCTGAACCGCCAGGAGATGTTCATTACCAATGCCTGTCTCTGCACTGATCGAAGTAGTCCTAGTTTCACGCCTCCTCCCCCTGCCCTGGCCGCTTGTCGAAACCGACTCCTCACCGAGCTCAAGCAGCACGGAGTCGAGAGCGTCGTCGCCATGGGGAACTCAGCCGCCCAGTCCCTCCTGAGGACCAAGACCGGCATCACTCAGCTCAGGGTCGGCCCATACCGTGAGACTGACGACTTGCCTGGTGTACGCATTATTCCCACGTTCCACCCAGCGGCGTGCTTGCGCTCCTCAGCTTCATTTCCTTCCATGGCTAATGACTTCCAGAAGCTGGTTACGTCAGTACCTCCTTGGCAAGAGCCAACAGTCCGTGTCTTCGATACAGTCAAGGGGTCCTTGTTCGCGATCAAGCGGCTGCGGCGCTTCCGTAAGGTCGTCGTTGACATTGAGGTTGCCATTGACAAGGAGAAGTCATTTGACCATGCTAACCACTTTGGCCTTCTTTGTATCGGGATCTGTGTCAAGAAGGGTGTCGGCCTAGTCTTCGGCGAGAAGGCTTGCCGCTCCAAGGAAGTATTGGCCGAGCTGGCAGCCTGGCTCAAAGAGTCGGAGCTGATCTTCCAGAACGGGAAGTTCGACGTAGGCGGGTTGCACCCTCTAGGCTTCGTTGACCTCCTAGTAGCACAAGACACGATGCTCAAGAGTTACGTACTTGATGAGCGTTCTGGCATACACGGCCTAAAGTACAACGCCGTTGAGAAACTTGGGGCTCCGCGGTACGATGAAGAACTAACGCACTACATCCCGCGTGGAGGCAACTATGGCCATATACCGAGGCGCATCCTCTATGTCTACAACGGCTATGATGTCGTCTGTACCTGGGACCTGGACGAGTTCTTCGACGCCGAGATTGATCGCGAGGACGCCCTCCGGCCCGAGCCCATCCGTCGCAGGGCTGATGGTCAGTACTGGGGCCTACGGGAATTGCACGACTTCCTTTGCGATGCTGCTTCCAACTTCGTATATACGGAACTAAACGGCTTCGCAGTCGACCTGGTCTACAACAAGAAGCTCCAGCTGGAGTACAAGGCTGAGATAGCCGGCTATGAGAGGACGATGCATAGGGCCGTCGGGCCGATCAATCCGCGGTCGCCGCTACAGGTCAAGGATGCGCTGCACCAGCTCCGGATCTCGATACCCCAGAAGAAGAACTCCAAGGGCATTATGGCCGAAACGACTGATGCCGAAGCCCTGCAGATGATGCTCGACGTGCTCAAATCGAAGCGCACCAATCGCCGTCCGGTATTGCAGGCGAGAGTCATCAAGGGTGGCGATAACGAAATCGGGCCTGAGGTTATCGAGGTCGACCCTCAAGACCAGGCCATCACGTTCCTGGAAGCATTGATCACGCACCGCAAGGCTAGCAAGATGGATGGCACCTACGTTTCAGGCCTCCGCAAGTATGTCTACCGCGGACGTGTGTATCCGACAATCATGATCCACTCGACCAGCACTGGTCGGCTGTCGCAGCGCAAACCATCCTTGCAGGTCATTCCTCGAGGCGACAAGCTACGGCGACAGTTCAAGGTTGCCAAAGATGATCACGTCCTCATAGAAGCCGACTATGGACAGCTGGAGCTACGAGTCCTGACCTGGTTGGCTCAAGAGGAGTACTTCCGCAAGGTCTTCGCCGACGCAAGTAGGGACCTGTTCGACGAGCTAGAGCCAGTCATCAAGCCGGAGCGATCGTTCCGCCAACAGCTATCAAAGAAGGACCGACGTAATGTCGTCAAGTGTTTCGTCTACGGTCTTGCGTATGGCCGTGAAGCTAAGTCCATTGCTGAAGAGTTTGACATTCCTGTGCGAGACGCTCAGGCGATGTACCGAGACTTCTTCGGAGTCATTCCAAACATTGTCGCGTTCCGTGAGGACGCCAAACGAAGGGCCCTTCGCGGAGAGGACCTCATCACCCCCTTCGGACGCCGACGCCGATTCAACCTGATCACTGATGAGAACCAGAAGGAGATCGCGAACGAGGCCTGCGCCTTCTTCCCACAATCGATCGGTTCGGACATCTGCGTACAGGCGTTTACTTGGCTGCGACCGGAGCTCAAGGGTGTCGCTTGGTGCCGTAATACAGTTCACGATGCCTTGTACTTCGAGACGCATCAGGACAACGTCGAGTATGTCGGTAAGCTGATCCGCCAACGCATGGTTGAATCCGCCGAATCGATCTGTGGCGACTACGTGCCATTTAAGGTCGACGTCGAAGTTGGACGCAACTGGGGTGACGTGATCAAGCTAGAGAAGTGGATCGCTGGCGAGCGTCCGTACCCTTGCGCCGTCGAGCTCTGGAAGCCGCCTACGGAGCTATTCGCGGCATAAAAAGTCCGGCCTGCCTCCTGGCGGACGGAGAGGCAGGCCGGACGTCTCTTGCTAGGACGAAGGCGTCCCAGCGTAGTGCCAGGTACCGCCGCCATCATCTGATACGACCATGGCGTCCGCGCCGGTCGTGATCGAGTGGACAGTACCCGTCTGGTACCTGAATGCGCCCGAAGGCACTGCTCCGCCGTAGAGCCAGGTCCAGCCTCCGTCGGTCGTCATGACGGCGGCGTTACCTCCTGTAGTATCGGAATGCACGGTACCGTGCTGAGTCAGTGACGTCGGCGGCGGTGGCGGCACGACTAGGGCGGCCCAGGTTAGCGGGCCTGCGACGCCGTCCTGTGTGAGGCCCTTCAGCTTCTGGAACGCGATGGTCGCAGCCTGTGTGATCAGGCCGAACAGTCCATCAGGGGTCAGCTTGGAGCCGCTCGCGTTGAGTCCCGCCTGAAGAGCTACGACTGCAGGGCCGGAGCTTCCAGCCGCAACCGTGTTGCCCTTGACGCCGGATTGAGTTGACAGCCAAAGAGCTGCAAACTCGTCCAGATCGTAGAGGCCGCCGCCACCCTGATCACTGTACTGAATACCGATGATCGGGAACGGGCCGCTAGCGGCCTCGATCGCAGCCGCTGCGCCGGCTCGCGTGTAGTTGTAGTCTGCCAACCAGAGCCCCACGCCGCTCGTGACCCCGCCCGCGACTAGCGAGTTCACGACGGCCGTCTTGTTGCTCTGGTTCACATAGATGGCCGGGATACGCTGCCCAGGCCGAATGTTGTTCAGGTAGTTGAGTCGGGCCGCCTTCGCCCAAGCAGCTGCCTCGCCAGGCGTTGCAGCACCGCTCTCGACATCGAGCACGTCCGCGGTCTCGTCGATCGCGTTCAGTACCGGTGACTGATCGATGCGAACCGCACTCGGGTTCGCCACCCAGTCCGCATCAGTCCAGGCGACGCCGCCGGAACCTGTCATGTATCCAGCGCGCTGCCCTACAGGCGTTGCGCCGAGGTTGCTGTGTGTGCAATCGAATGCTTGCACAGTGGTCATTTTGTCCGCCTCCTCGGTTACGGGTGTGTCGGTGTCACCGGCGTCGGAGTCACTGCCGGCGAGACGTTCGCGCGGAGGACCAGGGCCAGCAGGCCGCTGAGGATCGACGTACCGGCGCCGATCTCAGCCGCGGTGAGGTGTAGACCGAAGGCCGACGCGGCGGTCGCGACTGTCACGATGGCTCCGACGATCGTACTGACCGACTTCTCCTTGGTCTTCCAGGCCGTGAACAGCGTCACAGCGCCGGCCATGATCGTGGTGATGGCTGCGGTCTGCGTGTTGGTCGTGTGGAACAGGAAGGCGCAGGCCGCGGCGAGACCGCCGTCGAGCGCCCATCCGATGACTACCGGTTCGAAGTGCCATATCTTGCCGAAGATGCTCACTTGCTTGCCTCCTCATACTCACGGAGCACGTCTTCGTGTGTCGGTGCTCCATTTGGGTGATGGCGTCTGCAGACCACATACTCGGTCCCAGATACCTTGTGTCGGCCTATCCGCCAACAGCCTGCAACGTGGCAGTTGTGCTTACGATACAGCAACAGCGGAGTAGCCAAGCAGGTAGTCAGTAGGGTTAGCGACCCGAACCCAGACCAGAAGTTATACCAGACCCAGTGTCCGTAGGGAGCCATGAAGTCTACCCCCATGGTATGTACGACCCAGGCCCAGAACATAGTTAGCGGCCTGCCATAACCGGAGCCATAGCGTTAACGAACGGGAAGTCGCTTGACTGAGTCTGCGTCCCCAGAACGATGCCGGACAGTGTGGTGAAGTATCCGATCAGCGCGGCTGCGTATGCAGCATCCGTCTCCTGTCCCGGATTGTTCGGGTTGCTCGCATTATTGTCGTAGCCCTGAGCCTCCATGTAGGCTAGGGCGCTGCCGACTGCAGTCGCCTGCATGACTTGGCTCTGTGTCCGCTGGGCGAGGTCCCTCCATGCTACGGCCAGATCCGTGAAGGTCTGATCCCACGTCCCCTTACCGGTCTGCGCACCTACACTCATGGTCCTAGCCTTTCGAGGATTGAGTACTTGCCTGTAATATTCGGGGAAGTTGCCGCCGAACTCCATTTAGCCTGCAACGTTATGCTCCCTGAAGCTGTTGTGTTAACAGAGGTCGCGAAGTTGTATGCGGCGAACCCACCTGCAGTCTGACTGCTTGCGGTAACAGTCGCCTGATTAGCCACGGTAGACCCGATATCAACTGACAGCGAGCCTAGGTACGCACCTCCACTGCCGACGGCAGTGAAAATGACTTCGCCTTGCGCCCGCCACCAGTACGTGTTGTTTGAGAGGAACTCGGCTCCGCCGATGTTGAACGTGATCACAGCTTGCGAAAACGCACTAATGGCGAAGGTTAGTATCGGAGTTGTACCGACCCCGACCCCGAATGTGCCGCCCACAGTCAGTCGGTATGCAGTATTCACACTAGGGTCGTTAGCGGGTATAGACCAGATCTTAGTAAGGTTCTGGAGCCCAGTTGTACTAGCTGAGTTCGAGCTACTGTCAGTCTGGCTCATCGGCATCTGCCACGTTGCGCCGCCAGGCGAGGTAATGGCTAGCCCATTGAAGTCAACACCAGCTGGTATCGTGTTGCCGAACTGATCCGTGAACGACGTTCCGTAGTTGATGCTCCAGCCAACGATCGGTACGCCGAGGCTGTAGGTAATACGGACCTTGCCGTCGCCGCCGTTGCCACCTCGGAACCCGAAACCGGTGTTGTCCTGACCGCCACCACCGCCGCCGGCCCCGTTAGGCGCATCGCCGCCCGGGCCTCCTACACTCCCACCGATGCCGCCGTTGCCACCTGTAGTACCGCCAATAGGCGCAACTCCAGCTGAGCCGCCACTATTACCGCTGTTCGACAGGCCTGCAGCACCGGCCGCTCCCGTGCCGGCTGAGCTACCTGCGCCTGCGCCACCCCTGCCGCTCCCGGTATGGTTAGCGCCGTGGCCGCCAGAGAAGTGCGTCGCGTTCGTGGAGCCTGAACCTGGAGTGCCGCCGGTAGCTCCGCTACCGCCCTGGCCGGGATGTGCAGTAACCGTAATCGAGTTGCCTACGAACGTCGTACTCGCAGAACCGTTCGCACCAGGATTGTGCGCACCGCCCGAGCTCGTGCCGGCACCTCCGGCGCCGCCGGCTCCCAATGTAGCGGTGTAACCAGTTAGCGGAGTGACCGCAACGTTGAGTTCCTTAGAGTACTCGCCGCCAGCGCCTGCGGCCCCGCCGCTGTTACCGTTGTTGTTCTGCCCGTTCGCGCCACCACCACCGGGGCCCCAACACTCAACAGAACCGAGACTCGACACGCCGGCTGGAGGCGTCAACGTATGCGTTCCCGCTGTCGTATAGGTCACTACAACTTGGTCGCCGCTCGACGCTTGATACAGCACCATGGCATACGGGGTGATCGTCATGATCGGAGCGAACACGATCGTCTCGCCGTCTGGACTACTAACCTGGCCAAACGTAATGATCGGCTCATCAGTGTTCGAGTCGTTCTGGGCCTCTAGAATCATGCCCGCGCCGGTGCCGGACCCGAACGGGCTGGTCATGACAGTAGCCATCTTACTGCCACCTAGGACCATCGATCCTAGTACGCTCGCCATGGTCTCGTTAACATCGTTCGTGGTATACAAGGCCGCCGCGGTAATGATGCCGCTGATGGCTGTAGTGATGTTTACTGGCTGCTGTTCATTCGGCAACAGGAAGATCTGCCCGGCCCCGGGAATGCCGATCTCGAAGCCGCCTGAGTAAGCATTTCCGAACTGATCTACCCCTGAGCCTCCAGGCGCAAACGCTGCAAGCAAGTTTCCAGAGCCGGGCGTGCCCTGATAGAAGAAGAACCCACTTGAATCGATGACGAAGTCGGCCCCGAGGAACGTTGCGGCCTGAATCGTCGTGCCGTCAACAATACCCGCAGCCACGATACCGGCGATTAGCATCGCGGCGGTAATCGTACTAGCTGCGATCGCTTCGGTGCCGAACTGGTAGACATTCCAGCTTGACGTACCGGCGTTGTAAACTTCCAGCACAGGGTTACCACTTGACGTTCCGCTGTTGAACCAGAACTGCCCATCAATCGGGCTCGATGGCATCAGCGGCCCGAGAGTCACAATCGTGCCTGCCGCGCCGATAGTCACATCGGTCGTGATCTCGCCGCCACCCGAGTTGGTCAACTGCCAGCCTGACACACCGGGAACGTAATTCGGCGATTGGAGCTCAACACGAGCTAGGTTCGCACCGACCGCGACCGGATCATTAATGACCGCCTCAAGATTCGCGAGGCGGCGATTCATTGTAGAGACGAGACTCAAGACCTGCTGATCCAACGGTACAGGATGCGCAACCATTAGATCACCGTTCCATGGAGTAGTGGTCCAAGCTGCCAGGCCACCTGTTCTGCCTGCTGTCCGGTCGGGAAGGCCAAGGTCCAACCAGTGATCTGGAATCTGCCTGTCACGCCAGGCTGCCCTTGAGCGCCTGCGGGATGCAGATCTGAAGTGCCTGCGAACATCACTTCATCGCCGAGCACCACGTCGCGCAGTCGAGGCAACGAACCATCGCCGCCAAGAACGGTTGGAGTTAGGCATCCAAGTATCGTAAGCGGATACAGTGAGCCTAGCGTAAACGCGTCCAGCTGCGCCTGGCTGTTAACCGTACCTGAGAAGGAGGCGCTTCCCTCCAGTAGCGGATAGCCAGCAGCTAGCTCACCCTGCGCGACCTGTGTAGATGTGAACGACGAGGTTGTGCCGCTACCGGTGCCGATCAGCTTGTTCGCAGGATTCGTCGGCGCCCACTGCCAGCCATAGTCCTGCATATGGTAGCTCGGAATGATCAGCTGCCAGTGCGTCTGCGCATACGGACGACCCAGCTGCGGGAGTCCGAGCTGTACCTGCGTATACAGTAGACCGGAGTCTGTGATCGCCGGCGCCAACGTATACTCCATCAAATACGTCGTTACCAAGTCATTCCAGGCATCGTAGACGGCCTTGAGGCTTGCTTGCTCCGTGATCGATGCTACGACGCCCGAGTAGAGCACTGTATCCATGAAGCCTGACGAGTTGTTATACCGTCCAGTACCAGCTGCAATATTGCCGTTCGGTGACTTGCCAACAGCATACAACAGCTCGTTACGGAAGATCTCAAAGATGTCCAGGTTCGTATAGGTCAGTATGTCCGTGATAAGGCGATGCTTGAAGAACTCCTCCATCGTGGCCGCCTGTATCGGAACATTACCACCCGTCAAGCTAGTATGCGGCAGTCCTGTGATCGGTCCGTGCCAGATCGGCTGCCCATCCTGAAGTATCCAAAGAATGGACCTCCAAGGCGTGACTGCATTCAGCCATGCCGCGCGCTGCGGCCCACTAACATCTTGGGACAGTGTTAGCGAGCCGCTAAATGAGCCGACCGAGTTGACTAGCTTATTGCACGACTGTCCGACAAGCGGCAGACTGTCGGACAACACCCGACCTGTCAAGGTGTTCGTCGTGATAAATCGGTAGTCTGACATCTAGGCCACCAGCGGCTGGACTCGGAGGTAGGCGAAGTTGCTGGTCGAGCAGTTCATCGTGACGTTCGTTGCAGCCGACTGCGCGCTCGTAAACGCCCTCCACGTGATAGTGTGCGTGCCGGCCGATGGAGTGTTACCCATATCCGCACCGGTATGAAGGATCGAGTGTCCGCCGAAGCTCGCGTATGTCGTCGCGTCGAAGCCGAGCGCCAGGTCGATCTCGTCGATCAAAGTACCGTCCAGAAGTATCTGCAGGCCGAGCTGCGTCTTCGTCGGCGACGTCATGAACAGTCCGGGCCAGTGCGTGTCGATCTGGATATCCGTGCTACCGTCAGTCGTCACGTTGACGGTAGTTAGCGTCGTGAATGTCTGACCGGCCCCTGTATGGCCAGCAATGGTTTGGTTCGTCGAGAGTACGTGCCGCGTGGCTGGGAAGCCGAAGATCTTGAACGGCTTAGCTCCAGTAGCTGACAACATGAAGAACCGACCGTTAACGACGTCGTAACCGATCGTTCCAACGTCACCTCCTGGCAAGCTCCCCATGCTCGGGCAGACAATCACGCCGCCAGGCGCGGCGGTAAAGGGACGCACGTCCGTGATGTTGCCGGAGTTGATACTTACCACGCCAAAGCCGACGAAGACTTGCGCCAAGGCAATCGAGTTGGTCGGCGTCGCAGGCGCTGACGGGCTCACTGCCGGTGTCCCGGCAACGATCTGGATCTCCCCGAACGACGAGCTGTTCCCATTGTCAACGACTGTCGCGCAGACCAGGTCTATGCGGTTGTTCGGCGACACAGGCGCGGTTGTAACTGTCAGGGTCTGACTCGTCGGGTTGTATACCCGATAGGAGCCGCTGCCTGATGAGTTCGGAACGACTACTGTCCCCGGAGCAATCGTGATGTTCATGCCGCTGGCGGCCGCGACAACACAGTCACCGTTGCCCGTCAGAAACACTCCTCCGCGACTCTGTCCAAGGTACGTCAGAGCAGCGACATCAGCACGCCCAATGGCGTCGCTGAAAGTCGAGCCTGCCAACCAGGGGCAGTATCCGAGGTTCACACTAGTAGCCATCGGTCCTCCTTAGATCCACGCCGCCTGGTAAACCATAACCAAAGTGCCGCCATTGCTAGCGGGGTGTGACGAAGTAATCGACACAAAGTTCGAGCCTGGACTCAATGTAAACCAGGCCGACGTGATGTCTGCAGGCACATAGTTGTTGTTCACGAACGCCTGCTTCGCATCGAAGTCAACAACCATCAGGTCGCCAGGGTTCAATGTTAGCAGCGGATTCTGCCACGAGACCGTTTGACCAGTATTAAGCAGTGTGATCGCAGGCCCGACGATTGGGCCGTAAACAACAGCATCGGGCCGCGTCTCGTACGTCCCGGGGTTGACCGCGCCTAGCGATCCTGGCGCAACACCTGTCGGGAACGTGAACGGTATGGTTACCGGAATCGTGATAACATTCTGCGGCGTAGTCGTCGCGGAGTTCGTCTCGTAGATGGTCTGTGAATACTTCCGAGGATCAGGCGCGACCATCAGGATCGAAAAGACGACCTCACAGGTATTGTCGTACTGCTCTGAGATCTTGCCGGACCGCCGAACAAGCGTCATCTTGGGGATCGGCTCGTTGTACGCAAACGTGCAGAGATCGTTGACTGGAATGATCTGTTGCAGCAATGCGCGCGCAACATCACGCGTCGCCTGGTCAGGGCATGAAGCGCGTAGCGTCAGCGTCATAATCCGCGGGCCGTAGTACTGAGCTGCTGGATAGGCACCCTGGTCCGCCGCCCGCTGGATCATCTGGCCTGAGACATCAGGGCCGTCCCAGCCTTCCAGCTGTTGGATAATCCACGAGATGCCGTTCGAGTCGGGGCCAGTCCCCATGCTGAGCACAAGCGGAATGGTCGCATATGCGGGTTGGTATTCGAAGTACCCGGTCCAGTATCCAGTGTCTACTGACACATTGCCAGTCACGGCGCCACCGCCAATGCCATAGCCATATCCCTACGCTGCTGCGCCGTCATCTCGGCCGTCGGGTACTGAGTCCCATAGTACTGGAAGTACTGAGTGATCGTCTTGCCGCCGCCTCCTAGAGGCACGATGTCGACTCCGCCGCCCGGCCTCGCATACATAGCCTCTATGCCTGCTTCACCAACTACGCCGCTATGCCCCGCAGGCATGAACCCGCCTGTAGCATACCCATGACCATGACCTAGTACGCTGAGCCAACCGGGGTTGCCGTATCGATGGATCGCGTAGTTAAGCGCGGCATAAATGTTCGCCATCGGATCGTAGATATTGGCGCTAAGCGCGGGACTACGGTAGGCCTGGAACGTCGTCATGATCGTCTGCAGTAGGCCTCGTGACGGGTCACCCTGCTGCGCATTAATGTCAGTCAGGTTGATAGCGTTCGGGTTACCGCCACTCTCAGTGAGGATCTGGGCCATGACGGTAGGTAGGTCAGCTGCCGATAGGCCGAGCATGGCTAGCGCTCGCAGGACATCTGGTTCCCACTGTGTAACGCCTGCGATCTTACTGTAAGCGACCGGAACGCCTGCTGCTAGGGTTGCTGCAGCGGCCTTTACTGCCGCTAGCGCTGCGCTGCTAAAGGCAGTAGCCGCCGCCTGACCGAAGACTACCTCGGCAGCACCTATCTGACTCTCGGCATTACCGACCGCGCTAACAGGCGCTGAAATATTGGGCGATGGAACGATGCCGCCAGTCGCAAAGCCGGGGATCAAGCCGCGTAGGTGATCAACCAGGCCAGCATTCACGATGTTCGCCGGGACCATCAGCTCACCCTTGGAGCCAAAGAGCAATACATCATCAGCAGTAGGCGTGGTCCCGACGTTGATATACCCGCCCTTAGCGGTATGGCCGCCGAACGCGTTGACCTGACCGGTCTTGGTATTGATCGTGCGAGTGCTAATCCCGGTACCGGTGATGATGATCTGTCCGGCGCCACTAGTAGTCAGCCCGACATCGACTGTCTTACCGTGTAGGTTGTTTATCGTCTTCTGCAATGACGGCAGCGTCTGCTGCCACAAGGTGTCGGCCTGCTTCTTCGTCAGGCCTAGAGCATTCTGTGCGAAGTCCTCAAAAGCCCTCTTTGCGGCAGGCAAGCTATTGTTACTCTGGATGTACAGCTGCTGCATGACCTGCTCGGTCGACGTTCGGAAGGCATCAGAGTGTGTCTTGCCTGACTGGACATCAGT